TGTTGTAAAAATATCTCCAGTTTTTAAGTTTGCATTACTAGCATCAATAAAAGTATTAAATAGTTTATTAAAAATTAAACTTATTTTTCCGCTATTTAGCCATTCATTTAATGTGTTTATAACTATATTTTCTAAATTTTCATTAACTTCATTTATAAAATTATCTAGCGTTTCTTTAAAGTACGCATCATTCTCAATCAATTGATTTACTGCATAAATGCATCGCCTAATTTGTTCATCATAACTAAGTGCCGGGTCAAAAACACTAGGAATAGCTTTATTAAAACAACCCTTTAAATACTGTATATCCTTATATTCCATATGTCCAAACCTCCATATTCATATCATTGAGAAATAAATCTGCTAAATCGTCAATTAGCATCTCTACAACGTTTATAATAGTTTCTCTATACTCCATAATTAACTGACTCTGACTTTTATTTCCATTATTTCCCTTAACTGTAACTTCATGATCTTTATTTCTGCTTTCATCTACACTTTCTGAACTTGTATCATTTCCAGTTACACTAGCGTCAATCTGATTATTATAACTATTCTTAACAGTACCATTAACATTTTCTGTTGTTGTTTCATTGACAGTTCCAGTATTTGTATCGTCGCTTTTACTTGCTGAACTCATGTATTTATCGTTTAAGAAGTTTTGCAACTGTCCCTGTGGAGTATTAATATTCGTTGTAATATTATGGTTATTTACATTTTCATTAGTTTCTCTTGTTCCGTTTCTTGTATCTTCATTTTCTTGTGTATTACTTCCTGTTTCCGTCCTATTGTCAGTATTAATGCTAGTATAATTTCCCTGACTATCTCTTTCAACTTTTTCTGTTTCTGTTCCGCTTGTTGTTAAATTAACTTGAGTAATAATATCATAATCTAATCCAACTGACTTTAGTAATTGATTATATTTTTCTGACTTAATCATTAAATCAGTCATTAAAAAATGTTTAAACATCATTGGCGTCTCCGCTCCAATTTCACTTAAATAATACTTCATGCAAAATCTCTGTTCAAATTCATTTTTTATCTCATCATTTAAAGGATACTGAAAATCAAATAATTTCCCTTTTTCTTTTTCTATTATAACATTTGGGTAAGGAAAAGTCAAGTAAGGCCATTCTAAGTTATTATCTAACGCATACCAATTTTCAAAAATACTCTTAAGCGTTGCTGTTGTCTTCACTTATATCCGCCTCCTTTTCCAAATTTACAAACTGTTTCGCCTGTTCAATTATTTCAGCTGAATAATGAACTGTAATCTCATTATTATACAACTCCGACATTCTCTTTGCAGCTTTTTGTCGCATTTTCAATCTGCTTAGACCTTGAAAACCGGTGCTAGTAGTATTGGCACTTAATTCCCCTGAAATATTTCTTTCTTTCTTAGTGCTAAAGAAACTATCAACACCAAAGAAATTGAGAAAATCAGATAGAATAAATTGCATATGCATATCTAATTCATTTCCATGAAATTGCGCACCAGTATTCAAAACCCTTATACTTTCTGAGAACCCACCGCCCTGACTTTTTCTCTGGCTGATCGCTACTTCATTTTGCATAATTTTATTAAACTGATTAGTGCTACTCAATTTTGTTTTATCATCCATATCAATGATAAACGGCATTTTCATAGTATTCGCGTTAACATCCGTTGTTCTGCTAATATTGCATAATCGCTCTGTATACATTTCAACATCAGCTAAGTCAGGTGTTCTTGTAAAATTATTCCAAATCAAAGCACAGTCTTTAGTCATAACATTAACCGTATAGCCCGTTGGTGTGATTGTTTGAATTTCATGTGGATTATAATATATATTTGGCCCACTATTCCACGCAAAATCCGCGCAAACCCAATCGTCAAAATCTTTACTGTAGAAAAACACAGCCTGTCCACGGTCGATTAAAGTCTTTTCCAAAAATCTTGTATCAATACTATCAGGTAAACCCTCCCATTCAAAGATTGAATATGCTATATTCAATAATCGGTAATACCAATGCCGATATGCAAGATTATTAGCAAATGAACTTCCAGCCGGTAAGTTAATCGTTCCCACTTAACCATCTCCTAACTTAATGAATTGTTTAAACTATAGTCTCCCACTTCGCCCATATTTTTCCAATATGTGACTCCATTTGAATGTATTCTTTTAATCTCGCTTAAGAAATTATACGGAACGTTCCCAACGATCTTCGGGTCGGGAACCTTAACATAATTCCAATGCGCTCTACCATTTCTATTAGGTTCCTTAACTGTCATAACCTTATAACCAAACATATCAAAGAAACTATCAATAATCTGTGCATACTCCGGTTTTATATGTGCCTGATAGAAAAAGAAATCTAACAGTCCAGCCGAATAGGTGACGCTCGTTGCTAATGTTCCTTTACTCTGTGGCGGTAAAACACTAACATCATGTGCCTGTGCCACTAAACTAAACACATTTTCCATTGCGCCAATTGGAGCGGTTGCGGCTTTCACTGGATTTCCACTAGAAACGCCACCCACCACACCCATTCCACCATTTAACGCATTGCTAACTAAATTTGCTGAAATATTACCAAAGTTCTGTGCAACCCAGCTTTTATATGTATTAATATTATAAGCACATTGCGGAAAACCGCTTAAAGAAAACTTCTCATTATAATTAAAACTTTGTTTGAGATAATCTGTTGGAACAATGTACACACTTGGATTAGGAGTAATATCACCGTAAATTCGAAACGTAACACTATTGCCACTAATATAAAAATTTTCATATGGATAGATTGCCGAAGCACCGCAATTATTAATTACATACATAAAATTATAAGGATAGCAAAATAGTTTATTATTTTTTGGTGTATATGTTCCTAAACTTGTTGTATACTTTGTTTGACTAAATTCGGCATAACCTATTTGACTTCCACTTGTCCAAAGATTATACATACTTTTAGGAACCATGTACAAAGCAATAACACCATCTGCTTTTCCAGCTTCTGTCAGCTTATCCAACGCATCATTAACACCTGTCGCATCACTAAACACATTGATAAAACATCCCCAATATTGTTTTTGGAACATACTTCCGGCAATAACATTCGGATTATTTGGGTCAACGCTAGTTAGCATCACAATCACACAATCAGACGGCTCTAAAACACCACTGTCATTTTCGTGATCTAGTTCATACTCTCCCACTTCCAACCCCTCAGGGTACGTGTGCAACCCAATAGTATCATTCATTACATGTTCACGTTCAACCATACTTGCCTTAAACTCAAAGTCAAACAAATATGTCTGAATTACATCCGTTTCAAAATATATTCTTGTAGTTCCATCGTTGAGATATTCAATATTTGTCAGAAAAGCATAATACCATTTATCAGAGTAACTTGTGTTTTGGTACATCACATAATTACATCCCTGAATGGTAGAAATGGGTGTGCTGATATCAGCATACCCATTTAAACCTTTACGGACGTACCACAAGTCGATCAACTGTGCAACAGCCTTAGCCTGAAAGGCCGCGGTCTGTGCGCCCACTGAATCAAACCAAAGTGTATCCGTATAGCTATTATCTAACGGTACACCCTGTAAAAAATACAGCTTACTTGCATAGTCCATAATAATTCTACTCCTATTAACTAATTGTAACTGTAATCTTGTTAGTTCCCATAAACGCCGCCGGAGTGCCGGTAATATTGTCAGGCAAGAACGCAAGATATTTTGTTCCTGTTGACTTAAACGCAATTTCAATCTGTTTTTCTGTCAGTAATGAACAGGTGTAGTCCGTCTGGCTACCAATTTCTACCGGCGTGTAAGAACTGAATCCAGCGTTCGTGCTATAGCACCACTGACCTTTCAAACTAACCGCGCCGTCGGAAGTGTAACTTTTCAGGCCGTCTACAAGTGTAGCATTTTGCGTACCGTTTAAAGTCGCTTCATCATACACAACTGCAGTTACCGTTCCTCCATCGCCAGTCAGCAGATATGCATTTCTAAACGGTGAGAAACTTACGATCTTCCATGCATGTAAATTATACTGATTAATCAAATCGCTACCCAGCTGATCAACACGCATGGTCAGCAAATTATCATAGCATTGCATTGCATTGATATCCAGAATCAGGCCCATAACACCGTCTAAAATCTGGATTTCATCTTCCGTAAATTCAGCAAATGTCGGGTCAGCGGCCATCATCAATTTCAGCCTATCCCATCTAAATTTTGTCCAGCTATCAATCAGCAGCATATGCCCAGCAAAACTTGCTTTGTCCATATTAAACGCCATGGCAAGCACTTCAACATTAATATCAGCTTTCATCTCTGGTGTCAGAATTAAGTACTGTTCATCCTTTGGCGTCGTATTTTCGACGCCAGCGATGGTGTAGTCCGGTGTATTAAACAGCATCTTATCACTAACAGCGATAATCTCTTTTGTGAAATTTTTTGCCGTCTGTGCCGGGTCATCCGCGGCTGTTGTAACTGTGCCTGTAGCAAGCTTTCCATCTACAATCACTCTTGCTAGCATGTACTTCATAAGTTCATATTCATCTGTTTCAACAGCACTATATACCTGTGCTATAATCTCTTCAATTAAATTTCTTACACCCTCGATGCTTCTAAACGCTCTTCTAAGCATCTCAAATGTAACGCTTACTGGATATCTTAACTGTGAATTCAGAGAATGGAAAGCTGTGCTAACCTTTGGTTTATACATGGTAATAAAGTTTTCCATGGTCTGCCCATCTTCTTTTAACTGATACACATATGGCAATGTCATGTGTACGTAAATTTCTTCAATGGTTTCCCCTGTCAGAATTTCACCTTTCTTGAAAAACTTCCACGGATTTCTCCAAGCCCGATGTGCATACGTCTGAAATGCAATCATTCCCACCAACGTATTCAAAAATTCATTGGTTCTGCTCTGAAATCCTAAAATGTTATCTCCGATCTGCTGAATACTCTCATTTGTAGCCGTTGCAACCGGAACACCAGCCTGATATGCTGGAGAAGACAAGTCTCTGATTGCATTTAAAATGCCGACACTTGTCGCTGTTAAATTTTTAACTACTGGAATATTAGGCATAATATCTCCTTTCTTTTAATACTGATTTCCCACAACCGTAAACAGACTATCAATGATTTCTTGCTGACTTTTTGGTCTTTCTGGTTCCTCCGGTGCATTAGGTAGGGGAGCATCACTTGTCGGTTTCCGTTCTCCTCCCACTCCATCCCGGAATCTTGCAATATATTTTCCTCTCCATGTGTCAGCTTCTTTTTTATATCTATCTACATCCTCAATAGCGGAAAACGTATCACTCAAATTTTCCACTACTTCGGCGGTGTGGTCATCGTTCTGATCAAAATTATCTTGTAAAAACTTCTCAAATTCTTCACGATTTAAAACAGCCATTGCAAACTCCCTCCATAAAAATAAAAATCATCGTCATCATCTTTGCCAGGCCCAGGTGGTTCCGGTGGTTTTCCGTCTGGATAGCCGGTGTCACGGTCAATGCAAAAAATATCATTTCCACTACTCAATGCGTCTAAAGCCTTGTTTCTCTGACTACCGGCCGACGTATTCCATCTTCCAGCGTCTTGATCTCCATAAGTATCATATGTTACATTAATAATTTCCGTTGGTGTCATATTCGCGCAATCGGCGTATTTCTGTGCCGCTGTCTGACTTCCCGAACGTATAGCCATAGAAAACAAGCTTCCAACAACAACTTCGCCTTTTGCGGTGATATCATATCCATAATTATTTTGTATATAATTAATAGCGGGAAATAGATAATCTTTCAATGCTTCTGCATTTTGTGCGGCCAAAAATGCATCATGTTCATCATGCGCCAGCGTCTGAAAAACCGCATGTAAACCGGCGTTATTCACTAACGCCGGATTCCCGGCACCTAAAGCAATATAAGGCGCAAACATACTTTGGCTTGCTGGAATAACAGTGGAACAATATTGCATAAATGGAACTAAACCATATCTATAATCAAACTGATATTGACCATAGGCTTCGCCCGTTGTCTGTATTCTGGACAATGCTTCTTCCGTACCATAATCATAACCTGACTCGTAATTAATCCAGCCGAACCATACACAAATACTACTCATCTAACAAATACTCCAAATAGTCTCTTGCTTTTTTCAGATCCTCTTCCCCACCTTTATAGTCGCTTCTCCAAAGATATTTAATCACATTGCCTTTGCAAAATCCTTTAAATTCTTCTTTGCTTAAGCATTCTCTTAACGCTTCAATGCATTCAATCTTTCCATGCTTATATCTTCTTTTATTGCTTTTAATTTCATAAACTTCATTTACAAATTCAATAATTTCTTCATCTTTCCAATTGTTTGTGAATGTCATCTCTTTTACTAATTTACCGTCTCTTTGAAATGCAACGAAAATAGTTTCCTTTTCATTTATTTCATCCTCAATATCATAACACGCCATTACATTATCTATTACATCCATCTCAATTACTAAATCAAACATTACTTGCCCCCATATAATCTACATTACTATGTCTTCCACTCTCTGTCCAATTATAATCACTAATCTTACCCAACTCAACGGTTCTTCCCTCTTCGGGCAGATGGATAAAATAACCATACCCAACATCAACTCCAACATGTCCCGGCTTGTATAATAAGCTTCCGGCTACACCATCCTTTGGTGTGGTAATAGCGGAACAATGTTTTCTCTGCGCTCCGCTGTATGTCATGTCATCAAACAGCGTTCCTGTCAGCCATGAACAATCTCCACCAATCTTATTTCTACTGTAATCAAAAATATACTGCTTCTGATCGTCATTATACTTACAAAAATAACCTGGATAACTATTCCACAAAATATTCATTACATCGTCTGTCAACCGTTGGCCCTTGGCTCCGTAAAAATACGCAATATCGTCTCTCGTATACAGCAGATTCAGTGCACCCTTTACAACATCAATCCAACTCTTAGCCATCATTCAACCTCCACATAAATTGCTATTTTATCTTTCTCCATTCCATCCACCCTCACCACTTCAAACAGCGTGAGTGGATAAGGAATCTCAAGAGCATTTCCACTAAATAAAATTGCATCACCTTTATTAAACATAATCCTAACTAAACTATTTACATTTACAACACCCAACAATTCTCTCAATTTCATTTCAAATCATCTCCATTATCTTTTCTCAACACTTCCAAAATCTGATTCATTACAACTGTATTATTATTAATCGTTTCACTCAACTTATCAACTTCAGCTTTATGTTCTTCTTCCATCTTCAATCTTTCCTCTCTATTCTTATCCGTTTCTTTATTAATAAAATAAAAAGCGCAAGCAATTACAGCAACGCTTACACTTAAATCAGAGAAAAAATTAATCCAATCCATATTAACCTCCTTTCTATCACAATATGCCTACGGCCCTCCCCCGCTGTCGCGACCGTTAGGGAGCGGATCCCCTGTGGCCCAGCGTGTCAGGCGTCCGGTGGACGGCTGACCCTCCGGGTTGGCGGCCGGGAATTCAGTGGTGCGGCCGGGTGGTTGTTGGTCGTGGACTGCGCGTGCCCTCTGACGAGTCCGCCCTGGCGGGCGAGTCGGGCGCGCGGCATCCCGCCGGGAGTTTGACGATGCCGAACGCGCACACCGGTCGCTCCACCGTCGCTCCCTTTCCAGCCCAGGACTTCGCCGGGTCTGGAATGGGCGCTGATTTTGGGTGCAATAGGGGGTGTAATCAATGAAAGATGGTTGATGGTTGCGAAAGAATAGAAAGGTAATGGAGCACCCAAATGTAACTGAGGGGAGTCGAACCCCTAACCTCCTGTGTTTTCGGATGTTCTACCATTGAACTACAGTTACATGAGGTTCGGACAAAGGAGACGTGCGAGTCTTCTCCCTCCCTGTGCGGGTCTGCGTCGGGATTCCTTTGCCCATCACCTGATTGTATTATAGCATTAATGGTTTAGAATGTCAATACCTAAGATTGAGAAAATAGCATTTTTTGATTCCATTGAATCGAAGTATAGATAGCCGCATTGATAAGCGGTTTTAATATTTTTGAATAAGTAGGAAAATTTGTCCATCAACATAGTAGTTTGATTATGATCAGATTCCGTGAAAGTTAGGATTGTTTGACAGGAGGGGTCAGGTTTTTTGGATATGTATAATTTTCCTTGTTCGAAAAATTCACGGACACCAAATTTTTGATTGTTGTATACTAGGGTGAAAATATAAACAGACTTTCCTATTGGCGGTTCAATGAAATTTCCGTCATCAACAAGGGACGCTGGTGTAGTCGCATAATCCATGTACGCCACGCCAGAAAAAGCTTTTGCTAAACCGGTTGCTTTTATTGCATCCTCAGCAGATTTATAATGATAAAAGTAAGCAATCCACCCATTCCCACGCACATATTTGGTATTTGGCTTTTTGCGACGGTGGATATTAAAGTGTATGAAATAAGGATTTAACATAGATATTTTGTTACTGAGTAAAAGTATATCTATATCTCTCATTTGATCACCGCCGCCGCGGCATACTGTTATCATGACAGAAAGAAATTTTTCAATTTCTTTTTTTAAATAGTTGCCCGATTCAAGCTGAAACTCGTCCATGATTGCAAGACCAACTTTTGCAAAAATCGGAGAATATTTTTTTAGTTGGTCAGAAGCTGAGAGTGATACCGCATATCCTAAAGTGTAATAGCCTAGACAGATTTCAAAAAATAAACCATGGGCATGGGATTTCATGGTTATTTCTTTATTTGGAATATCATCCCGTCGTGATAGTGCTTCGGAAAATATGGTTCCAGCTGATGATAGTTCATACATGTGACGATAAATTAAAACTGTTTGATCTTTTACAGTCAAGTCTGTTATGATTGTTTTGTCTAATCCTTTTGAACGGCGGAATGGGGTGGCTACCGCTAGAGCGGATGAAGCGGCATAACGATCTAACGCCAAATTTAAAGCCGCGGTTGTCTTCCCAGACGAACGGTTTGTTTCTATCATTCGTATAGCTGGAATATTTCCGTCTAAATCTTTTTCTTGCATGACTCTGTTTAAATCTATATATTTTGTTTCTTTCATACTTTTTACCTATATTTAAAGGCACTAGATGTTCTAGTGCCTTTTGTTGCCGCTGTGTATCTATATGTTAAGGGGTTTTATTTCAGTTCCAACCGGAACATATTGTTACCTTTGTTTGTTTTTACCCAATGAATAACAAAAATGTTATCGTTTCCGTCAAGTACGCCCATGTCCACAAGCGCCTTTACATAATCGTATGTGTTAGCTGTCAATGTCTGATAAGCTGTTCCATCTTTATCCATAAGTGTTACAGCTACCGCAACGGTTCCATCTTCTCTTGTGGCTTCGCGGAAAGAATAGTCTCTGACTGAAATTTCACTTCCATCTGGAAATTGCTCCATGGCGTCTCTACCGGAAATCATAAAATCTGGATTGAAAGATTTATTGATTGCAAGTTTCTTGTCTTTTAAAGATGTTTCGAATTTCATTTTCTCTTCTCCTTTTTATTAATTTTCTTTCTTTGTGGCATGAGTGACAAATTCTTCTTCACTCATTTCATAAACAGATTCATGAAGAATTGTTTCGCATACCGCTCCGGTCTTACATGTTAGACCATGGGAATTTAAAATTTCTGTCTTTTCTTTTCCTGAAAGCATATGGTCAGAAATTCTTTCATCAACTGTTTCTCTGGTTGCGAGATTAATGATTTCATACTTTACCGAATCTGAAATTGTTCTCGTAATTTTTCTCATTTTTTCACTTCCTTTCATTTATATTGTAACAAAAATGTATGATAATTTGTACTTCTCAAGTACATTATAAGTATAGCATATTATATCAAGTCTGTCAATAGTTCTGGCTGAATTTTTTTTATTAATTCCCTGTAGGTGTTGGTAACACCTAAGGTGTAGGTCGTGTTTAATATGCCTATATTACTGGCCGTGGTAAATTTGCATGACTTGCCTTTATAGTCTGTTACTTTTATGGTATGCGGCGATGATTCATTAAACCACGAAGTTGTACGGCCAATATTTTTAAATGTCTTGCCTGTTTTAAAATTCTCAATGCAACCCACTTGCTTTGCCCCTTTTTCTTTACTCATGCCCGATACAGTTATGTGGAACTTTCCATCTTCCACGTAAGCATATTTCTTCGCACCCAAAGTTTTAAATTTTTCATATGTTGCGTCATGTTCCCAAATTCCTATATCCACGCGTTCACCATTCTTTTTGTAGGCATAAGTTTGCAAGCCGTCTTCTAGTTCTACTTGTTTATTTTTGTTAAGTATTTCTGTGTTCACTTTGTCTATCCATTCTTTATATTTATAAGCATTAAGAAGTTTACGGGAATCTGTGTCACGATAGACAAAATCTTTGCGCATGGGCGTTCCGAAGTAATGTAGATAATTTCTAGCGTGTGCCGTTACATATATGCCCCACTGATAGGCAAGGAATGATGAACGGGAATTATAGTAGGCTTGCAATTCAGCCTGTTCTCTTTTTATACGTTCTTCTTCCGTTTCTTGCGCTGTATTATCTATCCATTCATGTTGCAATGGGTCATATTCTATTTCTTTATGGAGTATATCAGAAACCATCATGCCAAAAATGCCGTTTATGTGGTTTTTCGATTTCATATATTCTTCCTCTTTTCCGTCTATCCCTTTCAATTCTGTTTTTGCTTTGTAATATTGCAAAATTTTTTTACGTAAGGACAGCGGTAGACGCCCGCGTTCTGCTGTGTATGCTTCGGTTATATGTAGAGTAGAGTAAGAATACTCCTGATTTATTATTTTTAAGTCTATTTCAGTAAGGGATATTGAGATATAGTCAGCTTTCATCACTCTTCCATTATCGTTTTCTATTCCATGTCTTTGTGTACAATGTCCGATGTCAATATAGGGTTCGCTATAGTAGTCTTTCAATTTTATGTCAAAAAATTCAGCATGAAATATTAGACATTTACTATCTATAATTTCTCCCAATTGCTTTTTGGAATGTATTTCCACTTTCTCAAAACGAGACATAGGAAAATAATCCACTAAACAGCAATGAGGATAGGAAGAAACACGGTCATAAGAATCTAAGTTCTCAAGTACTCTGCCGACATAAAAACGTGAAGCATGTGTGTCACCACCACGGAAGATATCACGACATAACTTGTACTGTGGCAATGTCAGTTGCAATCTTTTAAATAGCTTTCGATCTTCTTCACTTTGCATGGCCCGTCGACATTCACGGCGGACATATCCTGTATCAGTAAGGGGCATAGTAGCTATATTATCACCAAAAGATTCCATACGGTATTTTACACATTCTACTAGACCACGAACGTCACAATAACAATAACTTTTTTCCTCAATTGTTAAAGGGGTTATGGGTGTACGGATTTTTGTATAGTCATATGTATCAATGTTTTTATAATATACACAATTGGGTGTAGATTCACAAAAAGCTAGTAACGAACGATTGGAAAGGAAGTAGGCACAACGAAACTCAAAGCAATCTCTATTGCAAGTTAGTTTCATAGGTTTTCGACTTTCCTTGGAAAATGTTTTTATATCGGTTAAAAATTCTTTCATGAATTGAAACTCAAATCCTAAATTTTGCACAAATATTACAAGTCTTCTTTTGGATGATAAATAAAGTTTTATTTCTAAATAGTTGAGTAGCATAACAAATTCTTCCCATGTCCTTGCAAATACAACCTTATCTTCTATGCAAAATTGCCAGTGATACATAAAACCCTCACCGTAATAGTCCCCATCGTCTAGTGACTCTTTTTTTATTTTATCTGTCTTACGTTTACGAATGGTCGTTGTTTCAATATCAAATGCGGCTACAATATTAAGATATTCAACTTTTCTTTTTCTTGCAGTCTTGCTTTCAAGAAAAGAATTGTAAGGAAAATCTTTTACATTATATACTATTTCCTTTTTTTCTCCATTTTTTGTTTCTACCAAAATCATTTCCATTACTTTAAATTCACACCACGCTTTTTCCGGTTTCTTATTTCTTCCAGGGTTAAATCACCCTGATTGAATTTTCTAAATTCTTTTAGTATATCATTTACTTTCATCCCCTCATTAAGTAAAGTGTCAGCCGTTTTAAGAATTTGATTTGAAGCCTGATACTTTCTAGCCGTTCTAAATTCATCAGAGGAAAGGAAAGTGTATAAAGAGTTATAATCGTTTGTTACAATTCCTTTTTTTCGGAATGATTCTCTTCGCTTTCGCTCTGCTGAAACTAGACCCTTAGGTGTACTTATACGGGATGTGAGGAATTTTTGTATTGCGTTAAATTCTTTTGCATAATTCTTTTTGATCTTTGGCACTTTGAATCGTTTACGGCGATTTAAGTTAAGATAATTTTGGGCCTGTTCATAAGCATGGCCTTTATTTTTCAGCTCTTCCAAAGTGGATAAGCGTTTATTTGCTTCTTTTACATATCGGCGAAACTGCCGTTTTGTTTTAGGTGCGGTGAACGGATTTAACAGTTCACGCTTTTTCATTGCTTTCTTTTTTTGTCGTTTGTTTGCCATATTATCACCCTCCGATAACACGTTTCTCTAAATTTTCAGAATGATATAACAAATCGCACATTATTTCATCATAATTTAATATTTTGTTTCTTAATGAATATGCATACATTCTTAAATGAGAAAAAATCAATTGAATTACAAATTTAGTTTTCATCGATATTAACTTTTTTTCGTCATCTTTAAGAAATATAAATATATCGTTTAAATGTTTTATGTAAAAATCTCGTTCCTTTAAATCATATGTATCATCGTATAGCAATGTTAAAAAATAGGATACATAATACTTTTGGGAACGAAAACATTTGTCGTAATTAATCTTCACAGTAACCACTATCCTTTCTATAAACTTCTTTTAAAATACGTTTCGTTCCTGAGGATTCGTCGATGTAATATATCTCTACTTCTTCGACTTTACGAAAGATTCCATTGGAAAGGGAAGTTATTTTCTTCCCTTTCTTTCTCATCGTAGATGTTACACGACGGCAAAATTTAAAACCGTTGTTTTTTAAAAACGAACGCTTTTCGTCTAATGTAAAATATGTTCTATTCATTTTCGTCACCCTCCAAATAATACCATGATTAAAAACATTAGTCCGACTGCTCCACCAATGCAAATACCAATAGAAATGTCAAAAATCATTTTCTTAAATGTATGAAAGTTCATTATCTCTCCTCCATTTTTTTAATAAACTCTCCATCAAGTTCTACATTCTTTAAATCCATGTAAAAATGATCGCATTCTTCCATCATTTTTATTAATAATACTTTACTAATGTTAGATTTCTGGAAAAGATATATTAATGACTTAGTAACATCATTATGTTTTCTAAATACACTTTTAGGTTTTATATTTAATTTTTCACTAGTATTGATTAAATACAACCTATTGCCATTAGCATCAATTATAAAACCATAATACATTTTGTTTTTCAATAAGACAAATTCAACTATAGATTCAACGTCTTCTTTCGTTTCTTTAGTTAATCCTTTACTATCAAGTAGATAATTCGCATAGTTTACAATCCTATAAGCCTCATAATTCATGTACTTTACTTTTCTTCTCATTTTTTTATCCTCCTTACTTAAGAATTTTGGCGCCTGAATTTACAAGGCTAGCAATTATGAGTTCCGTTTCATACTCTCCAAAACCTTTAGAAATAAACATACTTGCCAAATCTTTGTAATTGAGATAGTTTACCTTACCAAACATTTCATAACCATAGTAAGATGTAAACTCCTCATCTTTAATTTGTTTAATAGTTTCGACAGCTTCTTTTCTTGTAATAAATTTACTCATTTTTATTATCTCCTTTTTATTCTTTTTTTGACTTTGTTTATGTTCCTTATC